ACCGACGCAGAGGTCGAGGAAGCCGTCGACGGCAAGGACGCTGTGCAGCTGGCTAACTGGCTTGCCCTGAACCACCCGGACGCAGACAAGCGTGCGATCGCCAAGGCGACGGGCAAGAAGATCGCCGAGCTGCAGGCGGCTGGCCTGAAGGTTACCGTGCACTATCCGAAGATTGGTGACATGGCTCCGAGTGGTTTGGATGGAGCACACGGTCTGGTGCAGCCACGGTTCCGTAAGGAGGGCACTACCTTCGACGTGTGGTTCAACCCAGCCAAGGCTGGCAGGCGCTCTGGCATGCGGGTGTCGACGCTGCTGCACGAGCTGGTGCATGTGGCTACGCACGCAAGCGTCCAGCTGGGTAACAGGACGAAGGCGGCTGACAGTGCCAACAAGAGAGCCATCATTCGCCTGATCGAAGTGAAGGCCGCGCTCAACGAGCACTTCAAAGAGCGCAAGGCGTTTATCAGCAGGACTTCTGGAATGTTCACGGATGTCGAAAGGCATCTGTTCGAGGGCAGCAATGGCTCGCTCAACAGCTTGGATGAACTGCTGGCTGAAGCCAACAGCGACCGGGCGTTTCAGGATTACCTGCGCAGCATCCCATACAAGAAAACTACGCTGTGGGGCGAGTTGGTCAGCGCCGTGCGCGAGTTCCTTGGTGTTGCGGCTGGATCCGAGTCGGCGCTGGACGAAGTGATGTCCATCACCGAGGAGCTATACGCCGCTCCGATCAGCGAGCTTAAAGCCGCCGCCGAAGCCATGGGTGCAGACTTCCTCCCGGGCAGCGATCTGTTCAAGTTGGTCGACGACGGCCCGCGCCCACTCACATTCGACGAGATGCCGTTCAACGCAGACACCGGCCCGCAGAAGCTGGGCAAGCGCGTTGTCAAGGCGGCGACGGAGGGCATTAGCGGAATCCGCGGACTGTTCGAGCCGGCCAAGGAGGGCAAGCTGGCATCGGCTGCCAAGGGCCTTGGCTATGGGCTGATGGACATGCGCAGCATGGTACGCATGCTAGAGGCAGCCAACAGCACGGCGAAGGATTCGGTCAAGGGCTGGATGCGCCACATGAATAAAAAGTCGCAGCTGGCCAAGCAGGTGCAGGAGACGGCTGCACGCTGGGTGCGTGAGGCGGGACAGCTCACCAAGAAGCACCAGTTCTACCTTGAGAAAGTGATGGCCGAAGCTACCACCTACAAGATCCACCCGGATGCGGAGTGGGAGGTGGTGCAGCCGCCGGGTGCCGACAAGGACAAGAGCAAGAGGATCCCCGATCCCAACGCGCACCTGCGCGACGAGGATCCCAAGGTCTACGCGGAGAACAAGAAACGCTATGACGCCCTGCGCCACACGTGGAACGAGCTGGTCGGATCCGAGCCGCGCGTGGAGAAGATCTACAAGGGCATGCGCGACGAGATACAGGATCTGCACCGGAGGTCGTTCGAGTTGCGCAAGAAGTTCGTCGAGGACAACAAGATGCTGTCGGAGGCGAACAAGAAAAAAATCATCGCGCTCTACCACGACCTGTACAACCGCAACCAGAGCGGCCCGTACTTTCCGAAGAAGCGCTTCGGCGACTGGTACGTCACGGTCAAGCTGCCGGAGCAGCGGATCGGCACGGACGGCAAGGTCAACGGCGATTTCTTCGCCACCGAGGAGTCGGCCAAGGAAGAGCAGAAGCGCCAGAAAGCCCTGCACCCGGACGCCAAGCCGTACGTGAAAAAGACCGAGGATGGTTACGCGGTCATGTTGAACGTGCGCGCGGTGGCGTTCTACGAGTCACAAGCCGAAGCGCGTAGCCCCGAGGCACGTGCCGAGCTGATCGCCGAGGTGAAGGAGCGCTACGCCGATGTCGAGGGTGGCATGGACGCCGCGCAGCTGGAGATGGGCGAGGAGAAGATCATCTCCGAGCCGAACATGAAGCGCGCCGACTTCGGCGACACGAAGGCGATGGGTGCGGCGTTCGGCGAAGAGCTGGCCAAGCTGATGACGGATCCCTCGTTCCCGCCGGAGCTGGCCGAGGAACTGCGCTACCTGCAGTACCAGTCGATGCCGGAGAACAGCTACACCAAGCAGCTGCTGCCCCGCAAGGACATCATCGGTGCGAGCAAGAACATGCTGCAGGCGTACGTGGTGGGCATGCAGGGCGCGGCCAACAACTACGCCCGGCTCAAGCACGGCAAGGACATCGACCAGAACTGGGAAGAGGCGTGGGCAGCTGCGCGCAAGGCTGGCGACGCATCGGCCGAGCGCGTGCTCACGGAGCTGGGCAAGAATCAGGCGCTGGTGGCCAAGCGCGAGCGCGAGTCGGTCGGCGAGAATGCGCTGAGCACGATCAGCCAGATCAACTCCCTGTACTCACTGGGCTTCAGCGTGCCGTACGCGCTGTCGAACATGACCCAGCCATGGATGGTGACCGTGCCGGTACTGGGTGCGTTCGCCAACGGTCGCACCGGCAAGGTGGTCGGCAACGTCAAGGCTGCCAAGTACATGAAGGCAGCCTACGAGGATGCGTTCGGATTCTTCACCAAGCGTGCTGTGCAGGAGACGGTCACGGAGTGGCGTGGTCTGGTCAACAAGGGCGGCGGTGACTTCACGCAGTCCGACTTCCAGAAGCAGATGATCGAGCGCTTCGCCAAGAACGACCCGCAGTTCGCTGAAGTGATGCAGCACCTGTACGACAGCGGCTTGCTCGATTACACCTTCATCTCCGCCATGAGCGACGCGGCCAAGAGCAGCGGGCAGGGGCTGGCGAAAGTGCAGCGCCTGAGCATGGCGTTCCCGGCGCAGATCGAGGCGATGAATCGTCTGGTGACGGCCAAGGCGGCAGTGAACCTTGCTCGCGACGAGTTCCTTGTCTCCGAGCCGGACAGCGTTAATGAGCTGTCGCTGTTCGCCGAGGACATCGTGGCACAGACGCAAGGCGACTACAGCCGCAGCAACCGTGCCCGGGTGTTCAACACGGCAGTGGGTGGCATCGCCTTCCAGTTCAAGCAGTACCTGCAGATGATGTACATGCTGTTCGGCCACAACTTGGTGCAAGCCCTGCGGCCCGGTGCGAGTCCGGCCCAGCGCAAGCAGTCCTTGCGGACTATTCGCAACCTGATGATGTCGCACGCGGCGATCGCCGGGGCGTCGGGTCTGGGGCCGGTGTCGATGGCGGCCAAGGTGATCCTAGGCATGGCGGCGATGGCACTGGGCGACGAGGACGACGAGTGGAAGTCCGGCGAGCAGCTGCAGAGCGAGGTGCTGACCGGCCTGTTCGGCAAGGAGATGGCCGAGGTGGCGGATCAGGGCCTGCCCCGCCTGATCGGCGCGGATCTTGGCGATCGCCAGAGCTTCCCCGACCTGTTCGATACCCGGTTCCTTGGGGTTCAGCAGGGGGCGAAGCCGGGCGAGTGGATGGACGCCTTCCTAGCCCAGTCCGCAGGCGCAGCCTACGCCAACACCAAGCGCGTAGGGAACGGTCTGAGGGCACTGGCACAGGGTCGGGGCTGGGACGCCTCTCAGGCCCTCCCAAGCGGTTTGCGCCCGGTCGTCCAATCGATCCGGATGGCCCAGCAGGGCATGGTCGACGGCGACGGCGACGTGGTGATCCCGGCGAGCGAGCTTGGCTGGAAGGACATGGCGATCAAGTCGATCGGTGCCCAGCCGGCGGCGATCGCCCGGCGCTACGAGGAGCAGCGCGAGATCAAGGGTACCCATGCCCGGATCGTGGCCAAGCGCCGGCAGGTGATGCAGGACGCTCGCAACGGTGAGATCTCGTGGGATGACGTGCGCGAGTTCAACAAGACGGTGCGCCCCGGCTTCCGGATCTCCCCGGCGCAACTGCAGCAGGCCAAGGCGTCCAAGGGCAAGCGTGAGGCCGGCGTCGAGCCGAAGGGTGAGGCCGAGGTCCGCCGGATGCTGGGACGCTAAAAAACAAGGCCCCGATTTTACTCGGGGCCTTGCCGGGTCTTGCTCAGGAACCACCACTTGCTCTGCCGAGGAATCGTTGGTCTGCCGAGGCTTTCCGCTGAGACTCTACTTCGCTTGCTTAGGCCCGTCGCCGGACTTGCTGCCTACGTTACACGAAGTTTTCAGGATTGCAACACCCTCGTGAAACTTTTTTTTCTGCCTACCCCTCTTGACAAAAGAAACCCCCCGGGGTTAGCGGGGGGGTTCAGTGCTGGCTCCGGGGCAGGGAGTTTGCGCGGTCGCCACCATGGGTGACGGCTCTACCTTAGCTGCCCGTGTCCTTGTTTGCAACTACCCCGTTCGTCCCTGAGATCTGCGACAGCAACCTCGCCTTGCGCTTCTGGTAGTCCTCCAGTGAGAGCGACATCGAGTCGGCCATGTCGTCGGCCGAGATGATATTGGCGAGGAGGCTGGGCCTGACTACCGCCTTTCCCAGCATCGCGTTCTGGAACTGCTGGGCAGCGGACAACCGGACGGTCACTCCGGGCGGCCCCTGTATCCCAGCCGGACCCATCGGTCCCGGCGGCCCCTGCATTACCATCTGTCCAGCCACCATCCCGGTCACGCTCAGATCCGGACGCTGCGGTGGGCCTTCCACCACCTGTACCAGCATGCGTTCCCACTCCCTCCGTAGCAGGATCTGGCCACGCCACGACAACTGGCGGTAGAACGTGGTCAGTTCCTTGCTGGAGTTCTGCTGCAGGCCGAAGCCAAACAGCGATCGCACGAAGCCACCGAACTCTTGGTGGAACATGCCACTGCGGCTCAGGGACCACGCGCCGGGAGCGAGCGCGACCAAGGTGAGGATCTGCACGTCGTAGGGAGTCAACTTGTCCTTGTTGATCATGGGAGCACCTGTGTGGTGGGGTTGGTGGTGGCGGTAGGCACAGCGTGGATCGACCCGTTGAGAATGTTGTAGTTGAACTCGAAGCACATGACCATTGCCGCTGCAGGCTCTGAGGAGTTGGCGAGGAAGGTACGCTTGTTGCGGCCGATGAACGCCCCGGACGTGTCGATCTCAATGCCCCGCTTGATGGTGTCCCATTGGCCCTTGTGCAGTTTGATGTACTCCCGCAGGTGTTGCTCGCGGATGACCAGTATATTGCTCACTCCCTGCTGCCGGCTAATGTGCAGCTCACCAGAGCAAGGCTGCGTGCTTTGAATGGGGCGGCGACCGCAGTCGGTACCAACGTAGTGCATCAAGTTAGGCCCATTGTCCAGCATGTAGTCGCGCACGTATTCCAGCGGTTCCCGGCGCAGGGACTTGACCATCCCCTGCTGCTGCTCGTGCTGGCGTTTCGCTTCGTCCTTCACTGCCTGCACGTCGAAGTTGTAGCCTAGCTTGCGACCAATCGTGGCACCGATCTCGGCAAGAGCGGCGATGGCGGAATGAAACCGCCCTTCACCCGTCGCGTTGAACACCCGGTCCCACTCCGCCACTGTGATCGCGATCGCGCTAGTCCAGTCGTCCGGTGAGTGCTTCACCAGCAGCGCGCATATCTCCGGGGCAAGCCAGCCGAAGTTTTTCTGCATGCCCTGCAGGATCGGCTTGTTGGCCGACTGCTCTGCAGGCGACATCGGCAGCTTGCCCATCAAGATCTCGAACACGCGCGCCGGGCCGCCCGTGTCGGAGTTGTTGCTGTCCATGAGCCGGGCGACCACGGAGCGGTTGGAGCTGGTGAACGCCACCAGTGACCAGTGCTCGTGCGGCGCGACAACCTTGGAGTTCATTCCCATCCGGTGCTTCTGCCGCCCTTGGGTCAGCGTGTGGATCTGCTTCAGCAGCTCGTCGCCCTGTGCGATCGTGCTCTCGTCCAGTACCAGTGGCATGCCGCCAGTGATACCGGCGATCTGGAACTTGGCGTTGTCGGTGTCGTGCAGCGCCAGCCGCAGCTTGTTTGGATCTCCCCAGATCGACTGCACCGCATCGGATGTCGTGGTCTTGCCGGTGCCAGATTCTGACAGCACGTTGACCATGCCAGCGCTCAGTCCAGTGAATGCCATGAGCGGCGAGGCGATGCCCAGCGCCAGTAGCAGCTGCCGGTCGGCACCAGAGCGCAGGATGATGTTGAACGCCTGCTGCCACTTCGCCTTGTCGCCTTCGGTCCGGTACAGCGCCATGCGATCGTCCAATGTCGCGTGTGCTTCGGTAGTAGTGCCGTCGCGATGGAAGCTGGTGAGGCCCCAGACGAAATCACCGTCATCGCTCCAGCCACACTGCGCCGGGAGCTTGGTAGCTTTCTTGAGCTGCTGCAGCTCTTGGAGAAAAGTGCTCATAAAAATCCTGAAGTCTCGTAGTGCATCGGGGGAGACGAAGATGCTTTTCTTGCTCAGTTGCAAGCCCAGCTCCTGCTGGCTGCCCATGTGCATGTCGCCGATGCTAACGATGGCATCCGGGTCCGCGCCACGGGTGAACACGATGTCGGTCTGGTTGGCGTCGTAGGAGTTGTTGCGTGCGATCTCCTTGATCGTGTACGTGGATCCTAGGATGGCACGGATGAACTGTTTGCCATTGGATCCCTGCTGCTTCGCTGGCTTGCCATTCTTGATGTAGAAGTGCGACGTGCCCAGCTGCCCGTCGACGACGAGGATCCTGCCGTCTGGCGTGAACCGGAACGGCCCATGCTGCACCACGGGCTGGGCAGGCGTCATCGCAGCAACAGCTTGCTGCACCTGTGCCTGCTTGCGCTTGGACTGGAACCCGTTGTAGCCAAGCCGACCAACGCTAGGCAGTGCATCGGCGTAGTACGGGCAGGCCCGGCACAGCGACGACGCCGGCTCCCCGGAGTTGGCCATGGTCGCGCACGAGAATGGATGGCCGCCCTTAGCCCGCTCGAACGTGCGATCGAAGTCGTTGATGTCGAACGCTTTGCCATTGTCGCGCCAGCCATCCGACAGCGCGAGGGCAATGCTTCGCTTCTGCGCGTCGGTGTGCATCGATGCCTGCACCGCATTGAGCATGAGGTACCACTGCTGGTTGTGGTAGCCGTCGCCGTGCTTGGCCAGCATGTCGGTCATCACCGAGCATTCCCTGATTACGCTGCCAATGTCGTACGGCGTGTGCGAGTTGACACCGGCCGACAGCTCGCTCTGCGCGACTGGCGCGGCGGCGTTGCGCACCGGGGCCACGGCGACACCTGCCGCCTGCAGCGCTTGCGCCTGCGGCAGCAGCGCGTCGAACTGCGCAGGGTCTGCCGGGAGCAGTGGTGAGTTGGGATTGGCACAGTCAACTAGCGCGCCATCCGCGCCGAAGTGCGGCTTGAAGTTGTGGGTACCCGGCAGTCGCAGGATGCGTGCAGCATCGGCCGTCGCGGTTGGATCCGCGCGCAGGCCATGGAGCACGCAGGCGGACTTCAGGCGATCAGCCAGCGGCTGCCACACGTCGCGCGTGATGTCGCGGTCGAAGATCCAGTACACGTGGAAGCCACCGCCGGAGTCGATCACGATCGGCATCGGCAGGTGCAGCACGTTGATGAAGTTGACCAGCCCCTGAAGTGCTTCTGTTTTAGTGGCGTACTTGTGCGGCTTGTTCTCGCCCGGTGTTTGCACGTCGAGATCGATGCGCAGGCAGCGGTGCCACTGCGCGTGTTCCGCTTCACGACTGGGTTGCCCCTTGGGGTTCAGCGCTTCTACGAAACCACCGACTGCGAAATATACGTCGTACCCCTGTGCCTCGAACTGCAGGGCAGTGTCCACAACTTGTTGGTTGGTAGCTACGCGACGAGGAATCGCGATCTTGTTTTTAATCGATACGACGAAGCGTCGCCCCTGAGCTGGGAGCACGCTGCTTAGAAACAACTGAATGTTCATCTGCCCCTCCGATAACTGACGGCGAAGGGTGGCGGGTTGCCCCACCACCCCCTAGGATTCACCGCGTCACTTAGCGGCCCAGCAGGGTTTCCACCGTGGCGAACAGGTTCTGGTTGACGTTGATCTCGTTGCCCGGCTGCGGACCAGCAGCAGGCACCTGCACCGCCGGAGGCAGCGGCTCCATCATCCCGTTCTCCACCAGCTGTTCATCGGTCCAGCCGCTGGAGATGTACTGCTCGTAGGTGAAGCCTGCAGCCGCTTCCGTCATCACCCGCTGCGGCGGTACCACCGACACCCGGGGCGGGGCGCTGGGGGCTGCGTGCGCAGTCGTGGAGTGGATCGGGACAACGTTGCTCGCCGGCTGCGACGCGACGGTCTGCATCGACGCCGGGACGTTGCTGGCGACCAAGCCGGGGTCCGTCGAGACAGGCGCAGGCCCGGCACCGACCATCGACGATTCGAGGATCTGCTTGGCCAGCATGCTGTCGCGGACCTTGATGATTTCAGCGGCTTCAGTATCGGTAACCATGCGCAATGCCTTGAACTCGAATTTGGGATACGCCTGCGTCTGATCGAACGACATGCGCGTGACGACAGCAAAGTAGGGGATGCCCATCTGCTGCAACTTTTGGTCGTACTCGGCCATCGGCTTGAGCGACGCAGCGGGAACACGCAGCAGCATCGCGCCGCCAAACTTGATGTTCTCCGCGTCGAGCACGCCCGGGTCGAACCCGTGCTGGTTGAGCTGCCCGGTCGGAGCCATCGGCAACAGCAACACCTTGCGAGTGTCGGCGCACGCCTTGGCCTGCTTGCCGGCGTCGGTGATCTTCGAGCCGAAGACATTCATGGGGCACATGCGGCAGTCCACGCAGGGACCGCCAGTGCGTTCGTCGATCGGTCGCTGATCCATGGGCGCGAGTGGGTTGATGCCGTCTTCGCTCCAGCACGTGGGCTGGTCTTCGCTGCCGTCTTGGTAACCCTCCTTGTACCAAGTCTTGGACAGCTCGGCTTTCGCCTTGGGGATCACCACGTCGAACCATGGCGCAGCGATCTGCTGGCCGTTGAAGTTCATGGTGAGCTGGGTGGTCTGTCCGCCGAACTTGATGCCGAACACCTTGCCTTTGATCGACACAACAGCAAAGGACTGGCCTACGTTGGACTGCAATTCACTGGAGACTTGCTGCTCCATGATTGGATGGAAGACGCTGGGCACTGAGACAGATTGCCCGAGCAGTACAAGGGGATTGTCAGACATGATGGGATCCTCGATTACTTGCGTACGTTGACGGTGGTGTCGCTTGAAACCTTCAGCCCCGGCGGCAGTGGATTGCCAGCGTTGATGTAGTTTTCGACGGCTTCCTTGCTAACCCGATTCTCGTAGAAATCAGGTTTACCTTGTGACTCTACCCACTGACGGAACTCGTCGGGGTCGGCAATAGAGATGGACGTTCGGACCGATTTGAAGACCGTGCCGTTATCCGTCCGCATCGAGTTTCCTCCCGATCGGTTGAGCTGGTCAAGCATCACATTTTCCAGCGCGCCCATGGCCTGTTTGACAGGCTCCAGCTCTTTCTCGTGGCGCTCCGAGATCGTCTTTTTCTTCTCCCTGAGCTGCCGGTACTTTTCAACCAGCAGGCTCATGGGGTACTCCACCTGTGCGTTCATTGTGTGGTCCCCGGAGTCTCGTGGGCGACCACGACGCGATCAGCGAACGCCTCGCTGACTTCACGTGCCGCAGTGAGCATCTGTTGTGAGATGGCGACGGCGCGCTCCTCGCACGTCGGGCAGTGGCAACCCACGGCGAACGACAGCATGCGCGCCCGGGCGTCATCGTCGGTCGGCAAGACCACCAGCAGGAACACCGACGCGCCGGCTACGTCTCGTGCCAACTGCCCGGCAGCTTGCAGGTGATCGACGGCGAACCGGCTTTCGGGACTCATGCCACCCAGCGCTTCCTCGGCGTCGGCGTTGAAAACCATCTCGCCATTCATGATCTCTTTACGCTCCATGTGCTTCTCCCGTGTTCTGCTTCACAGCTGCGGACCTGACATCGGCGTACTTCTCGATCAGGGCTTGAATCTCGTCGACGATCTGCTGGTTGATCGGATTGCACACCGGGCACTGGCAAGCAACGGAGTACGTCTGCAGCAGGAAGCCAGCACCTTCCTCGGTAGTTTCTCCGGTCGGGAGTCCGATGGAGATCCAGATCCTGCCGCCAATGAGATCGCGCACCGCTTCGGCAGCCAGCTCCAGTCGACGAAGGAGGAGGGACTGCACGAGGCTCAGTTCGGGTTGGGTGTCTTTGAAGCCGTTCTTCTCTTCCATAATATTTCTCACAATAGGTCGTTGATGTCTTGCCGCTCGAACATCTCAAGCAGCACCTGCTGGATGTTGGCGCGCTGCTGCAGGAGACGATAAATCTTCTGCTCCAGCTTCGTCGACATCAAGTTAATGATCAGCTGGGAGAAGCGCTGACCGGCTCGGGTAATGCGTCCGTTGGCTTGTTCGTACGTTTCCAACGACTGCGGTGGACCCCACCAAATTATAGTGCTCGCCTCTGTTAGCGTCAACCCATGACTCATGCAATCTGGGTGAGCGACGATCACGTGTGGATCTGGTGCGTGCATGAATTGCGTGAAGATCTGCTCGCGCCGGGTGGGGCTGACATCACCCGACACGAAGTCAACAGACCAGCGCTGCGACAGGTGTTTGACCAGCCGGGCAAGGCTGGCCTTGTAGGGCGTGAACACGATCACCTTGCTGTCGCTCTGCTCGATCGCATCTTCGAGTAGCTGCAGCCGGTTGGCCACCGGCAGGTGGATCGCGTTGTGCTGCTTGTCGTACAGCATGCCCAGCGAGATCTGCAGCAGCTTGTTGATCTGGTCGGCAGCGTTGACTGCCAGCACGTCGTGGTCAGGCACCGCGCAACCGTTCTGCATCTGGATGAAGAACTTGCGCTGCTCGTCCGACAGCATCGCTTCCTGATCCACGATCTGGCACGGGGGCATGTCGTAGCACTCGTCGCGCTTGAAGCGTACGGACGGTTGGAACAGCTTGAACACCTCGTCCACCGCGCCACGCTTGTTCACCCATTTGAAGGTAGTCACCTTGAGCATCACCCGCTCGCGGAACCGGGTGAAACTCTTGCCCTGCAGTGCCTGCGGCGTGAGCATCTTGAGCTGGCCGTACGCATCTGCCGCGCACAACGACATGGGTGTAGCCGTCAGCCCAGTCGCACGATCGATCTCGGCGACGAAGCGGTTAGTCTTCTTCCACATATCGGTGTTGGCGTTCTTGTACACCGACAACTCGTCGAGGCAGACCATGGAGAACTCTTTGCGCTTGGCCATGAGTTCGTCGAGGATCACTTCGACACCATCATGATTGATGATGTAGATGTCGGCGTCGCGGTTCAGCGCTTCGATCCGCTTGTGCCTGAGCGCGTGGTGCAGGATCTCCACGCGCAGGTGCGGGAAGTACAGGGTGATCTCGCGCTGCCACGTCTGGCGCAGCGTGGACAGCGGGGCCGCCACCAACAACTTGCCCGTGCTGGGATCGCTCTGCTTCAGGAAGTCGTAGGCGTACAGGACGGCACGAGTCTTGCCGGTGCCGATGCCGTTGAAGATGAAGCTGCGTTTGTTGGTGGTGATCAACGACGCAGTGATCCGCTGTGCATCGAACGGCTCAGGCCCCGGCCACTTGTAGGCCGACATGATCGGCGGGTGCACCTCGTAGCCAAGGTTGCGCAGCACCTGCGTCTCGTCGACCTTGTGCGGCACCAGCAGGCAGGGCTTGCCCTCGTGCATGAACTGTTGCGCGTGGGGCATCATGACCGCTACACGGTTGTCGAAGGGAAGGATCAGATGTTCTTTGTAGGGAATAGGTTTCATGGCGCGTGTGGCTCTCGGGGTTCTAGCGTCTCCAACCATTCACGCAAGTAGTTCAACGCCGTGGGATCCACGAGGTCGTGTACGTACGCGCCTGCCCGGCGGAACGCGGCAATGTGCATGATCTGCCGCGCGGTGGGTGCCTTGTTCTCGTCCATTCGTTTTACTTCGCAGATGAAGGGGTGACCAGCGATCACCCCCACACCGTCCAGCGTTGACATGAACCCACTGCCGGCGTTCCAGTCGATCCGGTACTCAAAGCCCCGGGAGCTGCAGACTTCCTTGATGATTTTCTTCGCCTTGTCCTTGGCTTTGGACTCCGGTGTCTTGCTCATGGCTGTCGATCCTCCAGTGCTGTAGCCGCATGCGCAGGCACTGGCGGTAGCCGACCATGTGTCCGTACTGGTTGCCAAGGATGAATCGCTCCGAGGAGTCTACGTGCGCGAACGTGTCTGTCTCGAAGAATTTCTGCAGCTTCTTCATGCGGGCATCAAGCTCGGCAAGCTCCTGCACTACTCGTTGCTGGTACGGTTCCATTAGCTTCTCCCTGCGGTGTGGTTTCAGTGGGACTTTGCAGCGCATCGCCAGCCGGATCCTGCTACCGCCGACGCGTTCAAAGATGTTGTGAAGGTGGGTCTTTACCGTGGCAGCCGAGATCCCCAGATACCGGCCGATCTCCTTGTTGCTCATGCCCTCTGCCACGCACTCGGCAATCTCTTGTTGCCGTTTTGTCAACTCGTCGAGGTTAGCGTCCACGCTAGTAGTCCTTGGTGATGTTCAGATCTGAAGTGAGCGAGATCGCGTGGCTGTCGATCATGTAAGCCCCCGGCGTCGAGCCGATGTCCATGAGCATGATGTTGATCTGCACCACGCCTTTCTCCTTGTGGAACGTGGTTATCTGCAAACGCAAGCGGTTGTGGATCAGTTTCATGAAGGCTTCACCGAACACGTCGATGACGCCCTCTGCCTGCCGCTCCTGCTCACTAGCGGCCATCGACATCCCCATGGAACAGGCGTGGATCCACCGCCACCTCGAACGCGCGCACGCGGTCCATGTTGTGCTCCGACCGCTTGTAGGTGGCAACCGCGTCCAGCCAAGACGCCGGCACCGGGCCGTCATGGAACACCAGCTCGGTCCCGTACTCCGGGTGCCCATGGATCGTGATCATGTCCTCGAACGTGTCGAAGGCGGAGATCGACTTGACTGCCGTGCACCAGTGGATGACGCACTTGCCGTCGTGGAAGATGACGCCCTCGAACTGCGGCTCGTCATCGTTGTTTTTCTGCAACTCGTTGTGGGTGGTGCGCTCGGACATATTGCGGCGGAACGAAGTGAATCGTTGCATGGCTACTCTCCTGTTAGAACACCTTGAAGGTTTCGCGGTTCGGCCATGTGTCCGCGTTTAGGTGTTGGCCGATAACAAACGCACACGTTGTGTGCATGAATATGAATACATCATCCACTTCTGTGATTTTGAGTGGTGCTTCGCCTGAGTACACGTAAGCCTTGTCCCCCGTGTAGAGCACGAACGGAGACGCTGGATGCAGCTCTTGTCCGCACTTGAAGCAGGTCATTTTAGGTGGGAGCTTGTATCCGCACTCAGCTCGATTTTTGTGGAAGCTCATTGCGCGTTCCTCTGTGCTTCACGCTTCAGGCGTTCGGCCATGGTGTTGTGTTGGCAGGTGATTACAGGGCACCAGCCACACAGCGGGTTGGGGTTGGCAGGCCAGTCGTTGTTGGTTATCGCGTTCTCCAGCTCGCGCACCCGGGAGATGTAACCATTCCACAGGCGCGACATATCTGAGCGGAACACGGCATGTGCCTTCATTACGTTGTGGCGGTAGTAGTACAGCGTGCCGCGCACTTCCTGCAGGTCTGGGAAGTGGGCGAACAGCAGCAGGCTGGTCAACTCGATCTGGTCTTCGGTGTCGCGTGGCTTGCCGGACTTCCAGTCGAAGTAGGTAGCACGCGGCAGCTTGATCTTCACGAAGTCGGCGTTTGCCCGACACCACGCATTGTTCCAGTCGTTGCCCCGGCAGGGGATGAACTCGTTGGTGATCGCCATCTTCAACTCTACCCGGTTCTCCCCGGGCGCATCTCGGATGGTCTGCAGCAATGGCTGTAGCCCGGATACTTTCGGGATCAGCACCTGCCCACCTTTCATGAAGTTCTCAATAGACGAATGTTCCTCGTCGCCTTGCCGATTGTACTGGTTCGAGTCGTCGAAATTCTTCAGGACTTTCACCTGTTGATATTTCAGGGCGCAGTTCTCAAACATGCTCAGCCCACTGAACGACCAATGCGTGATGGGGCGTGCCATATTAGAACCTCTCGTCTCGTTCGCGATCGCGATCGCGATCACGGTTGCGGCCGTCATAGTCGTCATAGCGGTCGCGGTCCCGATCCCCTATTTCCACCCGGATCGTGAAGGTGCGCGGGCAGCCGTAGCGACTGGTGCGGATGGGCATGTCATAGCGATCCCATCGATCCCAGCGACCATAGCGGTCCCAGCGTTCCCAGCGGTTGAACGAACGGTGTAGCAAGCGCTCAAGGTGTCCATCGGGATACCGGTAGAAGCAGAAGCGCTGGTTCTCGCCTACGAAGCGACCCACCAGTACAGGCGGGTTGATCCGGATGTCGACGCGCGGCTGCTGGCTTACGGCAGCGGTGGATCCACCAAGCAAGAGCACGGTGGAGAGAGCAGCTGCAACGATTTTGCGTGAGAGCTTCATGTCAGTACCTCCGTCCAGTAGGCGCTCTGCGGGTGATTGTTGGGGGGCAGGCATAGTGGCGGTACCCATAGCGCCGATACACTTTCTCACTGTGCCCGTTCGCGAAGCGGTAGTAGCAGTAGCGCCGGTCTTCGCCGTTGTAGTGCCCGGTGATGGTCGGGTAAATACTCACGTCGATTACGGTCCTACCCATGGAGTCGCAGCCGGCAACACCCAGCATGGCCGCGAACGCAACTACCAAGATTTTACTTGCACTCAGCATAGTTCCTTCCGATCCCGATGTCACAAGACAACGGCAGCGTTGGTGCCCATGGCATCGGGGTCAGCATGGCCCAGCGCAGGCACGTCTTGACATAATCGTCGTCCAAGTTTTCGTCGAACAAGACTACGATCTCGTCGTGCACGCTAAAGACTACATCGAAAACCCTACTGCCATCTGAATAACGAATGGTGTCCAGCCGGAGGATGGCTTCGGCTATGAAAATACGGGCTACGGCCTGCGTGATGTTCTCGACCAGCTTGCCGCCGAACATCTTTTTGCGCACCAGCCGCCGGGCTTTCCAGTCCCAGCGCTCGTAGCTCCACTCGCAGCCGATCTCCCCTTCCTCGGTTTTCTCAAGGTACCGGAGATCCGGGTAGTACAGGTAGTTGCCGTCCGGCAGCCAGAGCTTGTAGTCGGAGATCTTGTACGGACCCAGCGTCGCCTCGTAGCCATAGGCCAGCGCTTCGAGCGCCTTGTCGGCGGCGTACCAGAACGCCACGATCTTGCGGTACTTGTTCCGGTAGGTGAGCACTGCCCGCTGGCAGAACTCCTCGGAGCTGTCTTGCAGGATGATGCCGTACTTGCGCGCGTCGGTGCGCAGCATGGCGCGGAACCGCTTGTGCGCGCACTGGTAGCCGCAGCCCAGTGTCTGGGTCTTGCCTACGAAGCGTTCGTTGGGGTTGTTGTACTTGTCGACCTTGAAGCCGAAGGTGTCGCTGGCGGTGTCGCTGTAAACGTCGATGCCACTGGCCAACTTGTCGAGCACGTCCTGCTGCCCGGACTGCCATGCGTTGACTCGAAGCTCGATCTGGGCCTGATCGGCAGAGGCCATCCGCTTGCCCGGAGGGGCGATGATCGCCTGCCGCAACGGCGACAGGATGATGGTCTGGTCAGGCAGGGTTTTGTTCCGGGGGAAGTTCTGGACGTTGATGCCATCCTCGCCCGCCCAGCGGCGCGTGACGTGCGCTCCGGCGTACGCCATGGGCATCGGTGCCAGTCCGCGCCGGGACATCCCCAGAAGCCGTTTGATGCGGCTCTCGATGATGCTCGACTTGGCCCCGATCCGCGCCTCGACCAGAGCGACTACTTGCTCGTCGTCGCTGTCGAGCAGCCCCATGAACTCCACGTCGTTGCGGCTGAACGCCCATACCGTTTTCTTGGATCCATCCGCGTTCTTCTGCTTGGGGCTTAGCTTGACCGGCGGCTCGACGCCCATCTCGTGCAGGAACTGGGCCATTACACCGTCCGATCGCAGCACGGACACGTCGAGGATCCCTGCTTCCTGCAGCAACTTGTCACGGCGTGCGTAGTAGGCGGTCAGCTCCTGTTGCAGCACGCTCTCGTCGAACAGGAGCTTGGGTTCCACGAAGCAGCGCATCGTCCAGTCCTGAAGTTCCAGCTCTTTCGGCAGGATCTTCGGTGCCATGTACATCGCCAGCTCGAAGCACATTTCTGTGTCGTTGCAGCAGTAGCTTCCGTACGTGGCCAGCTGCTGCGGCGTGAAGTCTTCGCGCCGCTTGTCGTAGGCGTTCTCCACTTCGTGTCCCTTCACCCGTTGCAGGCGGAAGAACATGCCCAGCTTTTCCAGAGACAGGCCAGTACGCAGCCCGACCAACCCGCGCGCCATGCTGAGTGTGTCCATGTACCGGGCTGGCTTGAAGCCAAGGATCCAGTACAGCACTGCAGCATCAAACTTACAGTTGTGTGCAAGGAGCACCGCATTCGACCAGTCGATCTGCGCCAACACGGAGCGCAGGTAGTCATGGTCACCTGTGTACCAGCGCGCGGGCTGGTCATTGACTTTCAGGGAAAACCCAATCACCTCGAACCTCGGATCGCGTACGTACTCCTCGGTGTTCTGCGTCTTGAATCCGCAGCCCGGGCCGTAGTACGTCTCGAAGTCAATGGTAATAAGCACTAGTTCGCCCTCGTGAAATCGACACGCTCAGAATAATAGCCGTTGCTCGTGCCGTACCAACGCAACGTCACCGCACCACGCCGAGTCGAGAGAACGTAGAACGTCCAAGTGAACGACTCTGCATAACCGTCGAGCGCCGGCACGTCCTCGCTCGATGCCTCGTACGCCTCGGTGACCATGCCGTGGAGATCCTGCACGTCACCGATTACATCCTGCAAGTACACCGACTCGCAGCAGTCCTGCTGGTGCTGCATTACGTACCGCGCACCATCAAGGCAGTGGAACACCACCTCTGAATCACCCTCGCGGAGATCTACCCGGATAAGGATCCGGCCCACCAAGTCCTCAATGCTTGCCATGACACGTCATCACCGTAAACGATCTTGATTACCAACGCGGCAGCCGCCGCGATCAAGATCCACGGGACTACCCGGTCGGCAACAGCGAAGAACCCACCGCGCCGACTCTTCATTTTTTACTCCTCACCAGCTGCCGCACGACGACGAACAGTGCGCCATATGGTTTGTGCGCCAGCCGTCCCTCTGGCGACGTGCGCCAGTTGTCGTCGCTGCCGTGCTGCTCGCACAGTTGGGCGTAGGCCCAGTTGTCGAGCATGGCCAGCGCGCCGAGTGCAATGGCGACGACGGCGAGGATGATGATGAA